CCGCCTAGTCCTATCATTCAGTTGGCTGTAGCTATGGCTGTACGTGAGCGTGGTGAGACTGGTGGTACGTCAACTCAGGAATACTTTGCCATAGCCAACACTTCACTGTCAGACGCTATAGCTTTGGACGCAGGACACTTCCCACATGAGACTGAGTGGAGAGCCGTTTAATGGCGCAACAGTTACAGAACATTACCATTGCAGCTCCCGGCTTTTTTGGTCTTAACACACAGGACTCTCCTGTTGGTCTGAATCCTTCCTTTGCGTCTATCGCTGACAACTGTGTCATTGACCAGTATGGTCGTGTAGGAGCTAGGCAGGGCTACACAGAGGTCACTACCAATGGAGCTTCTGTGCTTGGCTCTAGTGTGGGCATTGAGATGATACATCAGTATAGAGATTCTGATGGTAATGAGGTTGTACTCTCTGCTGGCAATAACAAGATATTCTCTGGTACTACTACGTTAGTTGATGAGACACCAGCAGCGTACACTATAACAGCTAACAACTGGAAGGCCGTCAACTTTAATGACCACACTTACATGGTACAGCGTGGCTATGAGCCTTTAATCTACTCAGATCATGCTGGTGCAGTAGAACCAATGTCCACTCATACACACGCTACAGGCACACCGCCAGAGGGTAACGAGATACTGGCTGCTTATGGACGGATATGGATAGCTGACTTTGAGACAGACAAGTCCACTATCTACTGGTCTGATCTGCTAAATGGCTCAGGCTGGTCTGGTGGCTCTACAGGCTCGTTGGACGTTACAAAGCACTGGCCTAACGGGTACGATGAGATCACAGCTCTAGCAGCCCACAACGGCCTTCTAGTGATATTCGGAAAGAACTCTATCCTTGTCTATGAAGGAGCCACCAGCCCCTCTACTATGGTTTTGGCAGACACAATAGCAAACATAGGTTGTGTTGCTAGAGACACAGTACAGAACATAGGCACTGACCTTGTGTTTCTCAGTGCTACTGGTGTGCGTTCATTAGCTAGAACGATTCAAGAGAAGTCAGCTCCTATTAGAGATATTAGTAGGAATGTCCGTAATGACATTAACGCATTGTTGTCATTAGAGTCAGGAAACATAAACTCTGTGTACAGCCCAGAGAATGCTTTTTACCTTCTTAACTTCCCCTCTAAGAACATTGTCTACTGTTTCGATATGAGAAGTCCTCTTGAAGACGGTAGTTACAGAGCTACTACATGGAGCCAGATAAACCCTCTGTGCTTCCATAGGCTAGAAGATGGTACAATATACTTAGGACACAGCACTGGAATTACACAGTACGGTGGGTACAACGATAACGGGGATACATACGATCTCAGTTACTTTAGTAATCCTTTAGACTTTGGTAACGCAGCCAACTTAAAGTTTCTGAAAAAGTTTACTCTTACTATCATCGGTGGTCAAAGCACACAGGCAGTTCTTAACTGGGGCTATGACTACAGTGCTGCCTATGAGAAAGAGACGTTCACACTAGCTGCTCAGAAGGTAGCAGAGTATGGCTCGGCAGAGTACAACACAGATGATGCTGTGTATTCAACAGGGATTATCTTAAACACTAGCGGTGTAAATACCACAGGTAACGGCAGTGTTGTAACTGTTGGCGTTGAAGCTACTATTAACGATGGGCCGTTTTCAATTCAGAAGATAGACATTCTAGCTTTGCTGGGCAGATTAATTTAAAGAGGAAATATAGATGGACTGGCAAGATATTATAGGCAAGGGTGCAGAACTAGGAGCTAATTACTTACTAGCTCAGTCTTTAGCAGGGACTCAGAGAAGTCGTGCAGAAGATGCTGCAACTAGAGCAGAAACACTAGGACAGCAGTTAGCGAGTGCATCTACTGGCACGTTTAAGCCCTTCTCTGTTAGCACAGGGCTTGGGCCGGGTATCTCTGTTGGTCAGGAAGGTGGCGTGTCCGTTACTATGCCTGAGTCTCAGATGCAAGCAGCTAAAGACATTGCCAGAGCTGGTGGACAGCAGTTGCTTGGTGCTATTGGGCCGGGTACGCTTCAGGCAGAACAGGAACGTATCCAAGGGATGCTCCTTGGTCAAGGTATTGATGCTGCACAGCAGGACGTATACAGCCAGCTACAGGCTCTCCGTGCGCCTGAGCAGGAACGTGAGAGGCTGGCACTAGAAGAGCGTCTGTTTAATCAGGGACGCACTGGCGTGAGGACAGCTATGTTCGGAGGCACTCCAGAGCAGTTGGCTATGGAGAAGGCTATACAGGAACAGCAAGCTGCTGATGCACTGACAGCTAGACAACAGGCTCTAACAGAAAGGGGACAGACAGCGGGTCTTATAGCACAGGCTCTGGGTCTTGGTGGTCAGCAACAGGCACTTCAGGCTGAGCTGGGACTTGGTGGTTTACAGGCTGCTTTCGTACCGCAGCAACAGGCTCTCAGCTTGCTCGGTGCTGCTGTGCCGTTCTCTGAGTTGGCTACTAGGGCTGGCTTGCAGGGTGTGGTTACTCAGGGCGAGCTTGCTGGTTCAGGGCTTCAGGCACTCACAGCAGGTTATGGAGAAGCAGCCGCTACAGAAAGAGCCTATCTGGAACAGTTAGCTCAGTCCTTGTTTGGTGGAGGCGGTGACAGCTTGTTTGGTCAGGTTATTGGCGGTTTGTTTGGTGGTGGTGATGGTGAAAACACTGGACTTAGCGCAGAAGATTACATTGCAATTATGAGAGCCGGTGGGGCCAAAATATAAATAAGGAGTTAAGTAATGGCTACAATAGATTTAGTCAGTAATTTATTACCCGGCATCCTGTCTGCCGAAGGACGTAGAAGACAAGAAGCAACACAGGCTCTTACTTCTCAGGCACAGCCTACTACTAGCGATAGTCTTCTTGCAGGACTGATGGCTCCCATGCCACAGACTCAGACAGAACAAATGCGTACTAACATTGGTGGTCTGTTTGGTCTGGACACTAGACCTCCTATGGTGAAACTCCAAGAGCAGTTGGCTGGTATGCCTCTTACTACTGCTGCTGATTACGCCAATGCTGCGCAGGTTGCTAAAGACTTGGGACTGCCAGCACAAGCAGTACAGTTAAGTCAGAAGTCTGCGCAGCTAGGAGAAACAGAAGAAAAAGCTAGAGTAGCTACAGAATCTGCGATTGCTGGTCGTGCAGCCGAAGCACAGAGAGTAATAGCAGCAATGGAAAATACCACAGACCCTCGTATTATGAAAGAGCTGCAAGGACTGATACCTTCAGTTTCTGCTGGTCTATTGTCAGGCTCAGAGCTTACTACTGCTATAGAAAAAAGTATTGACCGTTACTCTATAGAACCTCTTACTGCTGCTGAAAGAGAATCTATAGGCAGGCTAGTTGACGAAGACCCTGAGCTTCAGTCTTTGATGCAGAAGCCGGGATTCTTTGCTAGACTTTTTGGTGCAGAGAATGATGCTAGAGGTCGGGAAGAACTGATAAGAGAGTTTGGAAGAATTCAACAGATGAACCCCGGTATTTCCGATTCTCAGATTATTGATATGTTCTTAGCAGAAAACCAGTCAGCTATTGAGATGGTTGTACAAGGCGAAGGAACTGATGCGCCTACTGAAACTGTGTCAGGAGAACCTTCATTTGTTCCAGCAGGAGAGACACCAGAGGGTAATCCTCTTATGACTGGAGCAGAGCAGAGAGCTTTCCTTGATAAAGTAGGCAATGATAAAGCAGCACAGGTAACAGAAATAAACAGGCTAGTAGTGAAGAGGTTGGATGAAGAGGATGCTGCTGGCAGAAGGCCGAGGAATGAAAGAGAGAGGTCAAGACGAGCTGCTCAGTTGAGAAGAGAGTATGCTAGAACACTTGGACTAGACGTAACTCCTCCTACTATTGCTACTCCTGGTGGCCCCTTTTAATTTAGCTGAGACTGTTCATGGCTGAAAATACAAAACCTAAAGTTTACAGGGGCGATGACGCTGTAAAGGTTATAGAGCGCAAGTTCGATGTAAAACTTCCTCCTGAGTATAAAAGAGTAGTTATGCTGGAAGGCTATGCGCCAGAGCCTTATGAAGATGATAATAGAAAAATCTGGACTACTGGTGTAGGTCAGACAGGCATCTATATGGACATGACTCCTATAGAAGCCATGCAAGCTAAAGAAAGAGAGGTGTCTGAATACATCCCCAACTATGCTACTCTACCAACAGACATAAGAGCTGAGATATTTCAGCTTCACTATCGTGGTGATTTAGGTCAGTCTCCAAAGTTCAGAGAGTTGTTCAATACAGGAAAATATGAAGAAGCCAGCGTTGAGCTATTGAACCACGAAGAATATAGAAGAAGAAAAAATGCGCAGATAGGAGCTTCTTATAGGGATGGTGTTGTTAAAAGACTTGAAGAGGCTTCTGCTGTTTTTGCTAACTACACAGGGCAAGAAGGAATGCCTCGTGAAGAACAGGAGCTAACACAGAACCAGCTTGAAAGGATGTTTGGTGAGACAGCTACAGCTCCTGCTTCTATTACTATTCCCGGTAGAGAAAGACAGTTTCCTCAAAGAGAAGTCGGTGAGGCAGCTACTAATGTACGTCAGTTAATTAGAGACTCGCTAGGGACAGCAAAAGATAAATTACTAGAGAGAGCTGATAAAGCTGCTGCTGGTTTAGACAGTGCTGAAGCTGCTATGCGTTCAGTGTTGCCAACAGTAGGTGAGAAAGTACAACAAGGTTTAGACGCTGCTGCTGGAGCTATAGAAAGCGCAGAGCCTATTGCTCGTAAAGTTGTTGATGCCGGATTAGCAGGTGCTGATAGAGTAGCAGAAGGACTAGAAAGAGCTGAACCTATTGTCCGTGAAACACTAAACACTGCTAAACAGAAAGCACTAGAAGGAGCTGACAGAGCTGTAGAAGGACTGGATAGAGCTGAAGCTGCTATGCGTAGCAGATTAGAAAGACCAGCTACACAAGAGACAGAACAACCTCCAGTGCCTTCTTCTATTACTATCCCCGGCAGAGAAAGGCAGTTTCCTATAAAGCCTCCAGAAGAGAGAGCAAAAGAAGTAAGAAGGCTTTTGATTACTCCTCCTGAAGAACCAGAAACAATACAGGAAGCTATAGTAAAACAAGAAGAACCAAAGCCTATTCCTTACGAGCCTAAAACAATAACTCGTATACCCGCTGACTTCGGACAGAGAATCACACTAGAGGATATTCAGCGTAGTGCTTCTCTCCGCGAATACAGAGCATTGCCGGGAGATGTGTTTAAGGACGGTAA